ATTCTTCAACTATCATTTATGGTGATGGTTTTGCAAATGCAACCAAAGGACAATATGAAGCCTTGTTTGATAGATGTAAACGTATGAAGAATGTGAACTATATGGGATATGCCAGTAATCAAGGTGTACGTAGAGCAGTTCAAAAGGCACACATCTTTGCTTATCCAAGTGTGTTTCAAGAAACAAGTTGTCTTGCAGCACTAGAAGCTGGTGCAGCAGGATGTAAAATGGTTGTTACAAACTTTGGTGCATTGTATGAAACCTGTTCAGAATGGGCTGACTATGCAACGTATACTCCAAACAGACAGTTGTTGGCAGAAAGATTTGCACGTGTCCTGGAGACAACCATAAATAATTATAGACACGATGATCCTATACACAAGGAACAATCTGATTTTTATAATAAATTTTGGACATGGGAAAATAGACTCCCCCAATGGCGAGAGTTTTTGAATGACACATATGACAGGTAAAACATTATTAATTACAGGCGGTGCAGGTTTCATTGCACACCATGTAATCTCTTATTTTTTAAAAAATACTGATTACAACATTATTAGTTTGGATAGATTGGATTTTTCAGGTAATCTTAATCGTCTACACCAGATGATGGAAGAATTTGACAAAGATACCAAGAAAAGACTCAAGGTTGTTTATCACGACCTTAGAGCAGAGTTCAATGACCAAACAAAAGAGATGCTAGGTGATATAAACATTATTATACACATGGCGGCATCAACTCATGTCACCAGGTCAATTCAATACCCACTAGAATTCATACAAAACAATATAATAGGTACTGCGCATCTATTGGAATATGCCAGAACATTGAAGAATCTGGAAAGAATGATTTTCTTTTCTACGGATGAGGTGTTTGGTCCTGCAATACCGAATGTTAGATTTACTGAGTATGACAGATACAATGCAGCCAATCCATATTCAGCATCCAAAGCTGCAGCAGAAGAACTTTGTGTGGCATATTCAAACACCTACAATATACCAATTTACATTACACACACAATGAACGTATTTGGTGAAAGACAAGCCGTTGAGAAATACATTCCAATGACTATTGAAAAAATTAAGAATGATGAAAAGATTATCATTCACACCAACAAGAAAACAAATACGATTGGTTCTCGTTGTTATCTACACGCACTAGATGTTGGTGATGCATTATTGTTCCTTCTAAATCTCAAAGAAATTTATTTACCACCAGACCACAAAGGCGGTAAGTCTCCAAAGTTTAATATTGCGAGTACAGAAGAATTAAACAACCTAGAAGTTGCACAGATTATTGCGGAAGCACAAGGTAAAGAATTGAATTATGAATTAATTGAACCTGAAGACAGACCAGGACACGATTTTAGATATTCAATTTCTGGTGATTATATGAGAGAGTTAGGTTGGCAACCAAAAATACCGGTGAAAGAAAGATTGACAGAGGTGGTTAAGTGGACAATAAACCAAAACGAAAAGTCTTAATAGGTAGTCCATCATATGATGGTTCGATTGATGTTTGGTATGTTAATAGTCTAGCAAACTCAATCAAGTATGCCTATGATAATAATTTAAATATAGATTTAATTCCTATTTGGGTATCATATGATGCACTCATTCAACGATGTAGAAACGATACGGTCTTTCTTGCACTAGAACAGAACTGTGATGACCTAATTTGGATTGATACCGACATTGAATGGAAACCAGAGTGGTTATTTAAACTACTTGATTATCCGGTAGATGTGGTTGGTGGAACATATCCTAAAAAAGGCGACAAACAAGAGATGTATGTTGGTAACTTTGGTGAAATGAAGCCAGGACCACATGGTCTGTATGAAGTCAATGGACTTGGTACAGGTTTCTTACGATTCTCACGCAAAGCCTGTGAATGGCTTTGGAATAATTCCGAACCATACACGGAATATCCAGAAGGACCAACCGAAAAGGTCAAACATAGACGTTGGATTTTTGAAGTAAAAATCAAAAATGGGTCTATGATTAGTGAGGATATATATGTATGTAGAAAGTTAACTAATGAAGGCGGTTTCAAGATATACTTGGACCCCACTATGACCTGCAATCATATTGGTGGTAAAAAGTATCAAGGAGATTTCCTAAAATGGTATCAAAATAACTATAATGATGGTAAAAAAATCAAAACTATAGTTCCCACAGGTAATGGTATAAATTATCTTAAACAATATAAAAATATTTATTGAGGATTGAAAATGAAAAATAATAGAAAAACAGAAAAAAATGAACAAACAGAAGTTCAAGACGAAGTGCAAGAACAGCAGAAACAATTTCAGTTCAAAAATGTTTTTGTTTTAACTAACACCAAAGGCAATACACTAAAGTCTTTGTATGTTAACAGTTTGTCCACAACAATTCGTTTGGGTATGTTGAATGGTATCAAAATTATTCCACTCTTTATTGGTAATGTTGATTCGACTCCAATGGCCAAAAACGAACTACTCGGTAATTTAAAAGATGCAGAATATGATGCAGCCGTTTTTATTGATTCGGATTTGGGCTGGGATGCAGTTTCATTTATCGAATGTTTGTCTAGTAAAGAAGACGTAGTAGGACTACCAGTGGTTAAAAAGACTCTTGGTAATGTAGTATTTGATTTAGATATGAATGTGGAAAGCATCGAAACTAATGGAGAAGAAGGTCTGTTTAAAGTCAAACACACTTCTACAGGTTTCTTAAAGTTGTCAAACAAAGTTATTACTGAATTGTTGGATGGTAGTATCTCGATTACCAACAATACAGGTAACGAAGTTAAGAATGTCTTTGAAACTGAAATTAAAGACGGTCAATTCATCAACGAATCTATTGTTCTTTGTAACAAAATCAAAGACATGGGTTACGACATTTGGTTAAACTCAAAAACCACGTGCGCTCAAATGACAGATAACATTTATGCCGTGGATTTTGCAAACGCATTACAACAAAGTCAAGGTACACCAGAAGGTGAAGTTCAACAAACTGAAAACATTCAAGATGTTGAAGTCAAAAACGATGAAGTGAAATCACTATACGAATAAAATAGGAGTAAATTATGACCCAACGTATTTTAATTATGGGACTACCTGGAGCAGGTAAAACTTATTTGGCTGAAAGATTAAAAAAGTATCTAGAAGACCACATTAAACCTATTACTGAAAATTCATTAACACCATTTTCTGATGCTAAAATTGGAGTCAAATGGTTAAATGCCGATGAGGTACGTAAACAATACAATGATTGGGACTTCAGTAAAGAAGGTAGAATAAGACAGAGTTTACGTATGCGAGAGTTGGCAGATAAATCAAATGCTGATTATTGTATCGTTGACTTTGTGGCACCATTGATTGAAATGCGTAACAACTTCAAAGCCGACTGGACTATTTGGGTAGATACAATTAGTGCTGGTCGTTATGAAGATACTAATAAAGCATTTATTGTACCTGATGTTTATGATTTCCGTATTATAGAACAAAACGCAGACAAGTGGTCTGAGTTTATTGGAACACACATCTTAGAAAATCGCCGTAGACCCGTTTTTGATTGGCAAAAAGAAACAGTACAAATGTTAGGTCGTTGGCAACCATGGCATGATGGTCATAGAGCATTATTTGACCGTGCTATTGCTAAGACGGGACAGGTAGTCATACAAATACGTGACTGTCAAGGATGGCAAGGTAGTAATCCTTTTGAAATTGAAAAAGTAAAATCATTTATTCGTAGAGATTTGGACCCAATTTATCAAGGACAATATGAAATTCAAGTTGTACCTAATATTGTAAACATCACCTATGGTCGTGATGTCGGTTATAAAATCGAACAAGAAACATTCGATGATACAATACATTCAATTTCTGCCACAAAAATTCGTAAAGAATTGGGTCTATCATAAATAATAAGTCAATCATAAGGAGATTTAAATGACAACATTAAACAAACCAGTAGTCGTAGTTCCAGCAGTAGAAGCGGTTACAGTAACAACTTTTGACCTAGTTGACGTACAAGAAAATTACGGTCACGGTGAAGAAGGTAGTGGTGGTAATGGTCGTGGCCAACGTAATTCTGTTAATGCACAGATTTCTTTCCCGACTACACCTAATCCAACATTCCGTAATATTACTGCTTGGGAAGGCGATGCATATCTTGCAGTTCGTGGTACTTGGACCGATACAACTTTAAAAGCACGTATTGTTGAGATACTAGAAGCCGAATAAGTTTTATTTTATATTATGATATGAGTGAAACGACAATTAGAAGTTTAACTAAAGCTATTACTTGGCGAATAACCGGAACAATAGACACTTTTGTTATTTCTTGGATTATTACTGGCCAAATTCTTTTGGCCAGTGGTATTGCTTTCACCGAAATTTTAACCAAAGTTTGTTTATTCTGGTTGCATGAGAGGGCCTGGAATAGAATAGATTGGGAAAGAAACAAACCAGACAAAGCATAAATATACCGATAATAGGAGGTTATTATGCCGGCTGTAACAAGTAGAGCAACTTTAAAAGATTATTGCCTTAGAAGACTAGGCTTTCCGGTCATTGAAATCAACGTT